CCAAAGAGCCCGGCCTAGTCGGGCTTTTTTACGACCGCCAAGAAAGGCAAAAGTCTTGCCATTTGCTATTGCGATACTAAATACATTCGTATACAATACAACTTGTATGCACAGGCAACACACATCTAAGTTTTTAGATAGGCATATAACATAGGCAACTTAACAAGGAGAAACACTATGGCATCATTATCAGAAATCAGAGCACGACTACAGGCAGCAGAAGGCAACAAAGGCGGACAAGGTTCGCAAGGTGGTGGAGACAAATCGATCTACCCACACTGGAATATGGAAGAAGGCCAATCGGCTACATTACGCTTCCTCCCTGATGGTAACACAAAAAACACATTCTTCTGGCAAGAACGAGCAATGATTCGTTTGCCTTTCAACGGCGTCAAGGGAGAAATGGATTCTAAACAGGTTATGGTACAAGTACCCTGTGTTGAGATGTGGGGCGACGCTTGCCCTATCTTGGCAGAAGTACGTACATGGTTCAAGGACAAGAGCCTTGAAGATATGGGTCGTAAGTACTGGAAAAAACGCAGTTATATTTTCCAAGGCTTTGTTCGTGAGAACCCAATTGGTGACGACAAGACCCCAGACAATCCTATTCGCCGATTCATCATTGGGCCTCAATTGTTTACACTCATCAAAGGTGCATTGATGGATCCTGAGTTGGAAGAATTGCCAACAGACGCCATGCGTGGCCTGGATTTCCGTATCACAAAAACACAAAAAGGTGGGTACGCCGACTACAACACTTCAAAGTGGGCACGTAAGGAATCTGCATTGACAGAAACTGAACAAGCCGCAGTCGAAGCGCACGGCTTGTTTGATTTGAGCACATTCTTGCCCAAGCGTCCAACAGACGTGGAGTTGAAGGTCATCAAAGAGATGTTTGAAGCATCTGTAGATGGACAACCGTACGACACAGAGCGTTGGGGTCAATACTTCCGTCCAGCAGGTGTTAACGCACCAGCAGGTGGCAACAGTGGCGTTACCGAAGACGATATTGTGGCCGCAAGTGCTCCAGTAGCCAAGGCAGCACCTGCCCCAGTAGCCGCATCACCATTTGATGACGAAGAAGAAGCACCAGTTGCTACAGCACCAGTTGCTAAACCAGCTGCCGCTGGTGGCAATGCCCAAGACATCTTGGCAATGATCCGTGCTCGTCAACAAAAATAATTGACACCACATCACGCAAGGGGATAACACCTCTTGCGTTTCTTTCTATACATAGGTGAATTATGGGAAAACCATTTGACGTTTCAAAATTCCGCAAGGAAATTACAAAAAGCATTGACGGCCTGAGTATTGGCTTCAATGATCCTACAGATTGGATCAGCACAGGCAATTATGCTCTAAACTATTTGATCTCTGGTGACTTCAACCGCGGCATTCCGTTGGGCAAAGTCACTGTGTTTGCCGGTGATTCTGGTGCTGGTAAAAGTTATATCTGTTCAGGCAACATTGTTAAACACGCACAAGAGCAAGGCATCTTTGTGGTGTTGATTGACAGCGAAAACGCACTAGATGAAGACTGGCTCAAAGCACTAGGTGTTGATACAGGACAGGACAAATTGCTCAAATTGAGTATGGCCATGATTGATGACGTGGCCAAAACTATTTCAACATTCATGAGCGACTACAAAGCCCTACCAGATGGCGAACGCCCTAAGGTCATGTTTGTTATTGACTCTTTGGGTATGTTGCTGACACCCACAGACGTTAACCAGTTTGATGCAGGCGAAATGAAAGGTGATTTAGGACGTAAACCTAAAGCACTTACCGCACTTGTTCGTAACTGTGTTAATATGTTTGGTAGCTACAATGTTGGATTGGTGTGTACCAACCACACATACGCAAGCCAAGATATGTTTGATCCGGATGACAAGATTAGTGGCGGGCAAGGCTTTATCTATGCCAGCTCTATTGTGGTTGCCATGAAGAAGATGAAGCTCAAAGAAGACGAGGACGGCAACAAAGTATCCGAAGTAAACGGCATTCGTGCTGGTTGTAAAGTCATGAAAACACGCTATGCCAAACCTTTTGAGGGTGTGCAAGTCAAGATTCCATACACAACAGGCATGAGCCCATATTCAGGTCTTACTGACTTGATTGAGAAAAAAGGTCTGCTTAAAAAAGAAGGCAACAGTCTTGTGTTTACTACCAGTGCCGGAGAGATCATCAAGAAGTTCCGCAAAGGATGGGAACGCAACGATGATTCGTGCTTGGATGTTGTAATGAAAGACTTTGGTAATCAAAAGGCAGAGGTAACTACAGTCGAGGAGGAAGCAGAATGAGCGAAGTAGTAGCAAGCGAGATTTGGGGAGAACTCAAACGTTTTGTAAACACTGTGGACCGGTCTGAGGCCGCAGAAACTGTGGTACAGATCTTGATGGATAATGATTCAGATGTGGATGACATCCGCAGTGCCTTCAAAGGTGATTCTGATATCAAACGTGCGCTGACCGCATATCTTGACAATGACAAAGACTACATTGAAGAAGAAGATGTAGAAGAAGACGAGGACTTTGACGACTTTGACAAGGACGACTGGGAAGATTAATGTCCTTGACATATTTTCCAATTCGAACTGCAACAAGTTGTCAATTAAAATGGAATTGGACGGCATTGTACCTCAATGGTGGGTTTTCTCGAACTTGCCATCGTACTGCTGAAACACAATTAACTCCGGAAAACTTTGATAACTTTCATAATACCGAAGTTGTGTTAAGCGACCGCACAAGAATGTTGCAAGGCCTATGGCCAGAAAAAAGTTGTTCGTATTGTAAAAATATTGAAGAAGCAGGTGGGACAAGTGATCGATTACGACAAATTGATAATCCAAATTTGTCTCCACCTGAACTTGTCGACGATCCTTCTGCAATTGTAGTAAGTCCCACAGTACTAGAAGTATTTTTTAACAATACTTGTAATCTAGGATGTTTGTATTGCACACCTTCATTGAGTTCTGTAATAAACACTGAGAATCAAAAGTTTGGTAACTTTGATCAAAACGGTGTTTTGTTGACTCCTGTAGACATACACTACAAGGATTTATCTCCACATTTTTGGCAATGGTTCCCGGAAGGTTTCCCCAAGCTCAAGAGATTTGGGGTGCTAGGTGGCGAACCGTTCTACCAAAAAGAGTTTGAGAAACTGCTAGACATGATAGAACAACATCCCAATCCCAATTGCGAACTCAACATCATAACCAACCTTATGGTGTCGCAGGACAGATTAAGTATGTTTGTTGAACGTTTTAAAAAACTGTTGTTGACAAAAAAAATAAAAAGAGTTGATATAACATGCAGTATAGATTGTTGGGGACCACAACAAGAGTATGTGCGATGGGGGCTCAACATTGAGCAATGGCAACAGAACTTTGAATCTCTGATCAAGCACAAATGGTTGTACATTAGTATAAATCAAACCATAACAGCGTTGACTATCAAGACCATGCCTGAGTTGTTGGCAAAGTTAAAAGAATGGAACGCTATACGCCCAGTACATCATCACTTTAGCGGGCCATCTCCAACTCCCAGCTACTTTGATGCCGGTATATTAGGTGGCGACGAGTTTAAACGTGACTTTGATCAAATATTATTGTTGATGCCACAGTCTACTGATGAAGATAAAATAACATACAACTACATGTTGGGCATAGCAAATGGTATTACACAGTCCCAAATTGATCCAGATGAGATTAGCAAATTGTTAACTTATCTTGACGAGAAGGATCGCCGTCGTGGCACAGATTGGAAAACATTATTTCCGTGGTTAGTGGAGTATAAAAAATATGTGGTACAGTAAAGTTACGTCTAATCTTGGACTCATTCCTGATTTTATATCGTATTATGAAAACGAATTAGATCTTGCCAAACGAGATTGCAAAATTGGTGGTATAGTAGAAAAAAATATCACTGCATTACCGGGTATTACTGAGCACAGGTTTAATCAACTGCAAGAGATTGAAGCAGTATTGAATTTTCTCAACATCCAGTTGCGTAAGATTAGACGCAAGCACTTCCAGAAATATTTAGAAGGCTATGCTAGAGCATTGACCAGTAGAGATGCAGAGAAATATGTTGATGGGGAAGATGAAGTGATTGATTACGAAACCATCATCAACGAAGTAGCATATTTGCGAAATCGTTGGTTGGGTATCATGAAAGGCCTGGACACCAAACAGTGGCAGATGGGACATGTGGTTAGACTGCGTACAGCAGGTATGGAAGATATTCAAGTTTAACCTGCTCCATGACAACAGAGCAAATTAGAGAAGAGCCCGGCAATATAATTTACTATAACATATGGTATGGTAATCCATATCAGGATTATATAACTGGTAAAATTATAGACAGCTTTAAACAAAATTGGATTGCGTACGGCCTGGATTTTGAGAAGGTAGCTGACTATGTGCTAGTGTTTGATTGCGCCTGGGAAGGGCTGTCAAGCCGTGAACTTTCTGCATTGTTTAATCAACTTACTACACAGTACGGAGTTAATCCACGCAACTTTCGAGTAATCTTTAGTTGTATTGAGGATATTGCCCATCTGCCATACCCGGCCATCTGTATTCCAGATAGGCTGATATACATTGCCCCTATGCTTGATAGAATTGACAATATCCACTGGGATAATTTGCCAATGAACTATCAATTAACATGCTTGATGCGTCGAGCAAGTGAAGATCGTGTCCTGCTTGCTAAATTTCTATTAGACAATTTTGATCATGCTCAATTGATGATGACATTAGGAACAGGCGGGGTGGTTGTTCCTGATCCAATTATCACTGACAAATTTTCTAAAATTTTATGGCCAACTAAATTCCCAATAGAAGTTATTCAAGAAACTGATAACAGTAGGTACAATAATACCGCATTTCCTGACACCACATTATTTTATCAGGCACCTGTTAATTTGATAGTTGAGACATCAAGCCAAACTGATTCAGACGTGTGGCATAAAATATTCATAACCGAAAAAACATACAAAACACTGCTATGGTATCAATTCCCCATATGGTATGCTGTGCCCGGGCTTGTCAGTGAAGTTAGAAAATTTGGGTTTGACTTATTTGATGATGTATTTGAAAATCACTATTATGATCAAATTGAATTACCACAGGTGCGTCGCAAGGAAATAGTGGCATTGTTGCATAGAGTTATGTCTAACTATGATCTAATAGATTTACGTAAACAATATTGGCCTAGATTCCAAAAAAATGTTGCTATATTTAAACAGATGCACGTGAATAGACAGGTGCAACACCAAACATTAATCACTGCCCTAGCTGACGCCGAATATATTTAAAACCACAAAATAGCGTAGTAAATAGCAGTATGAAAATTGTACTTGTTACTGGCGGCTTTGACCCCATACACTCCGGACACCTTGCCTATTTCCAGGCTGCAAAACAACTAGGCAACAAACTAATAATTGGTTTAAACTCTGACGAATGGCTTACCCGTAAAAAAGGCAAGCCATTTATGCCCATGAGTGAACGCTTTGCACTAGTAAGTGCGTTGAGCATTGTAGATGAAGTTGTTGTATACAACGACAATGACGGATCAAGTTGCGATGCAATTCGCTTGATCAAACAACGCCATCCTACTGCACAAATTGTGTTTGCCAATGGCGGCGACCGCACCCGGGATAACATTCCAGAAATGGTATTTGACGATGTGGAGTTTGTGTTTGGTGTCGGTGGTGAAAACAAGATGAACTCTAGTTCCTGGATACTGGAAGATTGGAAGAAACCCAAGACCTCACGTGCCTGGGGGTATTATCGTGTGTTACACGAAGTTGGTCCAAACACCAAACTTAAAGAACTTACTGTGGCGCCCAAGACCTGCTTGAGTATGCAACGACACGATCGACGTGCTGAGTTTTGGTTTGTGGCAGAAGGTGAAGCCGCAGTGTACACCCTGGACAATTCCAGCGATCACGATCTTGTTGGGCATTTCAACGTGCATGACTATATCTGGATCAAGAAAAATCAGTGGCACATGCTGTGCAACGAAACCAATCAACCATTAAAGCTAATCGAAATTCAGTACGGTGAGAACTGCATCGAAGAGGACATTGAAAGAAAATGATTCCAATTTTTATAGGGTATGACCCTAGAG